CAATATCAATACCTTGCGTATTGGCAAATAAATCAGTAGAAGTAGAAGCGCTATTTGAACCAGGAACAAAAGCATTAGTAGGAGTACCAGTTAAGGTAGTACCAACTGGAGTAGATTGATCAAAATATATAGGAGCATTTGCTGAAATCTCACCTAAAGGAATATCAACAGCAGCACCTTTTTGAGCAAAAGGCAATGAAGCAGTAAAATAATCATGTTCCCAAGCTCTATTTCTAAAAGTTAATAAATTTTGTAAACGAGATACTGTAACACCTTGATTACCATCAATTAATTTATAATCAACTGCAGGCACCAAATTTTGGTCACGATAATATTCATTATAAATAGCCTGATAAGCAGCAAAAGGTAAAGCATTAAGTTGAGTTGATACACCACCAGTAACTTGTTTAGGAACACCCATATAATCCAAAATTTTATTTAATGGAATTAAATCAGTATTAGTTAACCAGTTAGCACCATAATCAATATAAGGTGCTACAATATCTACACCACTATTACCTTGAGGACCATTATTAGTGATAAATTTCTCCCAATTAGGCCATAAAATACGATTAGGCACAAAGAAATAATGCATAGTTACATCCATACGATGCATAACTGGAGCAATCATAGGGGCAAATCGTATAATAGATTCACAAGCCAAATCTACTTTATCACCAGGAACAACATCCATAGCCATAATAGGAGTTAACTCACCCATATTAGCCGACAATTTAACGTCATGAGTTAAATCAAAATAATTTTTTTTCGGCTTTTTTAATTGAATAGTATTAAATAAATTTTTCATTATTATAATCTAATTCCACCTCTACTCATGTAGTAAGTGCGTGAAACCTTTCTCTTGCCGTAACCTTTACGACCGTAGGACTTACGTCCTTTGTAACCTCTACGATTTCTCATTTTCATTTTGTTTTAATTGTTTATATAATTCTTGTACTTGAAATTTAGTAGCCATTAATAAAGCTATTGCACTATCTAGTCTATAAACTAACAAGGCTTTTACTTTACCATGTAATTGTTCATCTGAAGCACGTTGTGTATCTTCAATTTCATCATGCATACGGTTAACAATTAAATCTAAATTATGAGTTAGTTCGTCTAACTGATATTCTAACATATTTTCCATTATCTAACGTTTAAATATAGATGATAAAGGATTTAGTAATCCTAATAATTTTGTTGCCCAACCAAGAATATTATTAATATCCTGATGATTAACATTCCATTCTTGTAACTTTTTTTCAAGTTCTAAAATCTCACCTTGAGTTTTAATATTTTTTAATGTATTCTCAACATTAATCTTTTGAGCATCATTTAAAGACGACATAGAAGCAGAAGCTTTAGTCTGAGCTTTAATTAAATCAGTTTGTGCAGGACGAGCATGCTCTAAATCATATAATTTAAGTCCAGCTTCAGTAACTAAATTATTATAATTAGTTCGAGCAGTACCTTCATAATATTTAGAATCTTCAGATTTTTTTAATAATTCAAATCCTTTTAAAAGATTATCTTGTCGCAAACCTTCAGCTTGAGCTTTTACATTATCAATTTGAGCAGTTTTAAGCTGTGTATCATAATAAGAATCAAGAGCCAAGCCAGCGGTACGACCAAGATCAATCTGAGGAGCAGTAGGATTATACGACTGAGGACTTGAAGTCCTAACGACAGGAGAATTAGACATCTGACCATAAATTAAATTAGGATTAAGTCCAGCTTCTTTAAATCTGGCCATTTGAGCAGAAGGCAAATTATATTCATTCTGCATATTCCAATCAGCAAGAGCATCAGCTCTTTGCTTATCATACATTTCTCTAGAATAACTAAGCTGCGAAGAATTAGTACCCATTTGAGAACCAGCATTAATAACACCACCTAATAAGGAAGCGCCACCAGCTATAATACTAGGTAATAGAGAAGCTATAGGCATAGTTTTTTTTGTTTTTTTGTTTTTTTGACACTTTAAAAGTAGTGTTTGTTTTTCAAATTAACTCCACTACGTTCCGTTTTTTTTTCAAATATAACACTATTTTTTAAATTAGTGTCAATTAGCACTAATATATCAAGGACAATTAGTGCATATCGCCCCTCATCGGGGCTTTTGACGGACAGAATCCAGGGCGAAGCCCTTACGATTCCGTCTCGTCGGTTTTGATATCTCCTTCGGAGTTATCCACATTGTTATCCACATTTGTGGAAACATTTTTTTGATACGATTCAATCGTATCTTTTACAGATTGCTTTAATTCAGCAATCTCAGTTAAATCCAATGTCCTATAATCAGGCATTGTATCATCTTCATCATACCATTCATCAGTTCTTCCACCAATAGGAAGACCTCTAGCATATCTTTCCAAAATAGTCTGAATAGACATAGTTTGATCAGGAACAGTCATAGAAGGTTCATTGTTGAATTCACCATCATAAGGAAATTCATCAGCATTAATAGCTGATTTAAATACAATCTTTTTCATAATTTATCTAATTTATCTCTACCCAATTGAGTATTTTTATACATTTTATCAAATGAACTCATATGTCTACCAACTAATATAGACTCAGCAAACTCACCAAATTCTTCAATTAATTCCAATTCAGCTTTAACAGCTTCATCTGACATAACGACTTTTAAATGATTATTAATCAATAACTTCTGTGTTTCAGTATACAATTTATCCTTATAATAACGAGGCATAGCAATTTTTTTACCACCTTTTAAAGGAACATACATACGATTTAATAAATCGTTATTATGCCAATGTAACATATTATTAGTAATATAATTAGCACCTAAACCTTTAGACATTAAACTAAATTCCTTAACTCTATCGTCATTAGCATGCTTAGGAATTTTACCAGGCTTTTGCATATACTTTAAAGTATATCCTATAGAAGCCTCATTAACTTCACCAATATATATAGAACCAAAAGGCACAAACCCAAAACCAGCTTTATATTCTGACCAGGCTCGTTCGACTTTCTCAGCATCAGCATTAAAAATAATCATATGATAATGAGGGCGGTCTCTTTTACTACCATATTCACCACATACATAATACTTAAGTTTTTTATCGGATAATTTCCGCAAACGTTTCATATAAGTTTGGATGTGCCTTTTATTTAGACTCATAAACCCATTCTTAGTAAGAGGTACGTATTGAGTATCATATGTAAGTGTAACAAATAAAGCAGTTTCAGAGCGCTCGCCCTCTTTAATCAACCTAAAAGACCATCCAGATATTCTCCGTTTCATACAATTAGGACATTTACCACAAGGTAGCGCCATCCATTGATTAGTAATTTTATCTCTAACTTGAAACGGAGTAATACATCTAGAACTCATTAAATAGTTGGAGTACCATATTTAGGCATTGGACGCACTGCCTTAACTTTATTTAGTACATGACAATATAATTTCTGAGCATTAGGGTCAGTAACAGCAAAAATACGAGACGTACTTGCATTATTACATTCAATAAATGTCTGATTCAATGATGGCTCATTAGCAAAAATACGACCTAAATGCCAATAATTTAATGAAGTTTTAAAATCACCAGCAACGCGAGAAGGCATATACTTATATTCCGCATATCTCGGAACATAACCAAAAGTATTATCCTGATTACTAGTATAAGCATACAATTCCTTTAATTTGACTTCTTGTTCACCAATATTAGCAAAAGATGGCCAAAAATAATCCAAAGGTTCCAATCTAGTAAATGCTTTATTAATACCCTGCTGATAAGCAGTTTTAGGCATAACAGACATAATACCAATAATCCATCCATGTTCTTCAACATAATAAGAACCGCTATTACCAGAACTAACAGAAATACCATGACCTGCCATATTACCTTGCGGAAGTTGTCCAGAAGTACCAGTAGTATTAAGTACTTCAGAAATCACAACAGGAGACTTCACGCCTGTTATATACTCAGGACGTTGAAGACGAGCATCAGAGCTCTTTACACCAAAATGTGATAATATAGATTCAATATAACGAGTACCACCACGAGCATTTTTTTCCAACCACTCTTGTAATCGATAAGCTCTACGTAAGTCATTAATTGTAGTGGGAGCAATATCAATACCTTGCGTATTGGCAAATAAATCAGTAGAAGTAGAAGCGCTATTTGAACCAGGAACAAAAGCATTAGTAGGAGTACCAGTTAAGGTAGTACCAACTGGAGTAGATTGATCAAAATA